AGGCGGTTTCGGAACGGCGTACTGAACCCAGCCGCCACGCTTCAAGGAGCCCGGCGCTGCCGCTTCCAACTCGCCTTCACGGATCAGACGGTCACGGACACGCTCCGCCCATTCCATCGCGTCCATTCGGTCACGACCAAGAGACCCTCCCCAAAGGAGCCATGCCACTTGACCGGCGGTCGGACGCTCTCGACGTCCAGCGACAAAGTCGTCGGCGTCACCGGTCTGTAGGTCCGACTTGTGGCGGGCGAACCATGCCGCCATCCTTCGAACCTTGTCGGCGGACACTTCGCCGCCGGCCATGCTCCGCGCCTCACGAATCGTCTTAGGTCGGAGCCCGCTCCCCGCAAACTCTAAAAGGTCGAGGCCACGTTTAGCGTTCGCGGCGACGTAGTCGGGGACGGCAACCATGCCGGCACCTTACCAACGGGCGTCAGCGGCCCGTCAGCGCACCGTAGGAGGCCGCAAAGTCCCGTCGACCCCGTTCGGTGTCCGGGAACCCCGGCAGGCCAAGGACGGCTCTCTCAGCGTCCGACAGTTCGAGCGGGCGGAGAAATGCAAGCACGGCTCTCTCGGCGTCCGACACTTGCAACGGGCGGAGGATGCCAAGACGGATCAGATTCAAGCGGACCGCGTCGACGGTCGCCGGAACACCGACTTCGGATTCAGGGTCGCGGCTCATCCGCTTGCCGGCACACCCGGCCCCGTTTCACCAGATAGAACACGCTCCACGTTGTCAGCAAGCAGGCGCTCCCGTTCAGCGATCTCTCGCAACTGTCGGGCGGTCGGTTTCGCCGGTCTCACAACCCGGAAGCCGTGATCGTTCATTCGCTCTTTCAAGTTGCTCATTAGCCCTCCACCACTTCAAGGACGATCCTCGTCACGCCATTCTCATCGGTAAAGTTTTCTAACACTCGCAACTGGACGTTTCTCGGCAACAGTACCTCGTGTTCGGTGGTGCCTCCAATGCCTTCAATCGCCCGATAGGAAGTCGAGCCGGACCTTGCGCGTATCTCCATCAGCACCGGCTTGTTCTTGCCGCCGTAACCTGCGAACTGGAAGGCTGTTGACTGCGACACGCTGGTCGACATGAAGCCGGCATCCGAAACGATCGCTCCTTCTTGCATTATCTCCATAAGTGTCTCAAACTCTTTTTTGCCGGCGATATTCATGCCGCGCCAGAGTTGAACGTCGACGGGAATCTTCGCTTGGAACAGTTCGTCGAGGTTAGCGAGATGCAGGTCGAGCAGTTCGTGGCGTGCGCCCTCTCGCAAAGCGCCGTTGATTGTACCGTGCATTCCGAACGCCGACTGATAAACGCCTTGTGATCGTTCAACCTCGGGACTGAGTGCGTGTTGCGATTTCAGCATTGAATCGTATGCGTCGTCGATTCGTGCCACTTTCTCTCTGTGCCACGCCCCAAGGTCTGCAATGGTCTCGTCGCCGTCGCGGATAACGAACCGTTTCGGCACCAATGTCCCGTCAGTAACCGGCACTAAGTCTTCTGCGTCCCAAGGGAGCCTGCCCGATGATGCGGGAGCGGGTGTGGGTTTTGGCGCGGGTTTCGGCGCGGGTCTCGGGACGGGCTTCGCGGCGGCCGGCGAGGGCGGCGGAATCGGGATCAAGGCGCTGTTCTGCCACGGGATGACAGCATATTCGGCCACTTCGAGCCTTGCGAAGCGGGCGGTCTCGACGATGGTCGCAAACAACTCTTCGTAGTCTTGGCCAAGGTCGACTCGCGGCGGCACCAGTTCGGAAAGGCGTGCTTCGCCGGTGGAGGTGAGCAGACCGTTTCGGGCGTCGGACTCCAGTTGCCGAACCTCATCTTCCCAAGACTGGTAAGACATCCGCCACGGTGGAGGTCCGTGAATCGCGCGGTCCGCTTCCCGAATGAGCGCATACGCTTCGTCGGCGCCGGCGACCAGTTCCTTCTGCGCGATCATCGCCGCGATGTCCTCGCTGTAACCGCCGATGACCACGTTCAGGTCGTAGCCCTCGGCGCGAAGGGCGGGCAGCAGTTGGTTGTAATCGGGGGTGATGCCGTACCGGTCATAGTTGCGCGGCTTCCGGCCTCGGACGGCCTGCGCCAAAAGGTCATGTTCACGGTTCAGGCGGAGCCAATGCTCTTCGAGCGCCTGTCCGGGCAGTCCACGCGATTCAAGTCCGAACTGTGCAGCGAACGCTTCGTCGAACTCGTCGACGGAGGCGCGAACACTTCGGCTCACCCAGCCGTTCTGTCGGAGCCGCTGTTGCTCCTTTTTGCCGAGATTCCGGAACCAGTCGTAATAGACTTGGCCGGCCTTATCGACGTCTCTCGGGTCGGGGATGCCGGTCGTTCCCATGTTCGGGGAGTCGAGCAGAGCGAAGGTTTCGCGGAGCCGCTCAGCCGCTTCCGCTTTCGCCCGGTCGAAGAGGACAGCGGCGTCGTCGAGGAACATGGCGGCCTCTTCCGGCGTAACCCCATATTCGGCGGCAGCCTCGGCGAGCCGTGCTTGCCTCTGTGTGCCCTCCACGAGCCCGCGAGCGGGCCGAACCGGGACGCCCGGCCCTGCACCACCGGGCGAAGGGGGGACGCGGTCAGGGAGCGGTGTAGCAGCCCCTTGACGGAATCGGGGTGTCGGGATCGGGTCCGTTGCCCAGCGGTGCGGGTCATCAGAGGTTCCTTCGCCGACGATTCGGGGTGGCTCCCATAACTCGACGTTCGGTTCAATGTCGAACGAGCAGCGACAGTTTGGGTGTGCCGGCGGGTAGTCGACAGACACTTCGTCGACGAACGGGTCTTTGAGCCGTTGCAACTGTCCGTCGAGCGAGGTGCAGACCGGGCACATATCGAAGCCGGACGCGGACCACCGTTTCCGGGAGTGCTCTTCGGAGAGCAGTCCGCGCTGTTGCGCCTGTTCGAATGATGCCATCCGTCCCGCGTTGTTGGCGGTCAAGATTTCGGTGCGGGCGATGGTGCGGGCACGGGAGCGGCGGAGACGTTCCGCATATTTGTCGGCGTCTCGTCTCACCTTGTCGAGCGCCTTCGGACCTTCAATGCCTCGGGCGGCGAGGTCAGCGGAGTACCGTTCGGCCCGGTTCACGACGGCCTGTTCGTAGCGTGGCGTTAGACCGTTCACTCGGGCGCCGATCAGTTCAGCGAACTCTTGGCCGGCGGTCGTGGTCGGTGCGACCGTGTCGAGCACTTCGAAGAGGGAGCGGGCTGCTTGTTGTGGGGTCCGCTGGAAATCGAATGACTGTTGGATGACCTGTCGGACCGTTTCCCGTTGCGTCTCGGTCAGGGCGGTGACGAGCCGGGCCGCTTCGGTGCGGGACCATGCCGCCGTGTTTGCGTTGCGGGCGTCGAATCGGAAACCGGCGACCAGTTCAGCCGGGTCGGGTGCCTCTTTGCGTACCGCCTTCCGGGCCCGTCGGAATGCTGCGGACAGGATGTCGGCCAGTTCGCGGGCGGCACGCTCGGCTGATGCCTCATATTGGTCGGCGAGGATGCCGGCAATCTGCCGTTCGAAGCCGGCGAGGTGTTCACGGGTGCGGCGCTCCGTGTCGGCGATGTTGCCGCCGGTGAGCGGTGACGTCCACAAGTCGAGCGGGTAGCCGGCGGCCGCTTGGGTGAGAAGGTCGGCGAGACGTTTCTCCCGTTTCGAGAGTGTCAGTTTGCCGGCGGGCCGGAACGCTGCTTGTCCCGGTGGCCGCGCCTTGGTGATTGGCAGCCGGTCCCACGGTCGGGAGCGGCGAGCGACCCGAACGGTGCCGGGCACGGCTACACCGATTCGGCTTCGACGGCTGGCAGTCCGGCGATGCTTCGCAAGTGTCCTTCGAGGGTCTCGTCCGGGAAGAGGGGTGCGCCCGCTTGCGCCATCTGCGTTATGAATGTGCCGATGGCTCCCAAGTCGACCGACTTCGGGGTCGAGTAGGTGAGCGTCGGGGAGAGCGCTTCGTCGACCCCGTTCAGGCGGAGCAGTCGCGGGATGGCGTGACTGTTGAACACTTCGGCGATCTCGGAGAGGTAGGCGTCGAGGGAGCGGACGAAGAGGTCGACCTTCGACACGGAGAGAGCCTGCGTTCCAACCTTTTCGTGACCTAACAGCAGGAAGTCGGCGAGGACGGTCATCGCGATCCGTTGGTCGTATCGGCCGATGATTGCGTCGGTGTCGAACTGGCGGGAGCCGGCCGTCGAGAGCAGTTTCAAGTCGTAAGCCTGCTGGCCTGTCTCCGGGTCGTAGGCGAGCGGGAACACGACGCCCTCTTGCTCATCACGCTTGATGTTGCGGACAATCTGTTTGATTGCGTCGAGGGCGGCACGCTCTTCCGCGGTCGCCGCGTTCGACAAGAGTTGCGGCGGGACGAGCGCGACCGGCATACCGGCGAGGTCGCGTTCAATGCCAATCGCTTCAATCTCTTGGATGCGCCGCTTGTAGAACCACGGCACGAAGGCGTTTCGGAGGATGGAGCGGCCCTGCGGGTTGTTCAGTTTCGAGGTGGTCCGGAACAGCAGACACTTTTCGATTGGCAGGAACGTGGCTCCACGCTTCGCGCTGTTCGGGTCTAACTGGTAGGCGCCTTGGATGCCGCCGGCGGAGTCCAGTTCCCACCGTTCAATCGTCTCTTGGGAGCGGCCTGCCATCTTGCGCCAGCCGACGCGGCCGTCCGAATAGCGGGACCGGGTGCGGGCATCATTCGTGAAACCTTGCCGCCGCTTATAAACGATCTCGTGCAGCGAGTAGCCGTACACGAGGAACGACATGATTGCGGCGAGCGTGTCCACCCAAGAGACCGACATATCCGACAAACATTCGGAAATAAACTCGGCTTCGGCGATCGCTCGCTGATCGTTGTTGTCGACCGGTTCAACTGACCAGTCGGTGCCGCGAATGAGCATCTCAATGGAGTGCAGCATCGCGCCGATGACCGGATCGTTGTCGGCCATCTCCCGATAGTTCGCGAAGGCTTGCCGGCCTTGCAACTGGCGGAGAAAGTCTTGGCGTATCTCGCCGCCGCTCTGATGAAGGCCGGACGAGCCGACTTCCATGAAGTCAGTCGAGGTCGGCTTTACTTTGGCGACGGCGTCGAACTCCACGACATCACCTTAGCGCAGTTCTGGCGCTTCTAATCGGCGGTCGCGTGGATCGGGGTGACCTGCCCAATCTTCACGGTTGCCCGGCTCCCTGACGGGAACTCTACGCGAGCCGTCTTGGTGCGGACGGTGCGGCCGGGTCGAATCGGGCGCCACGCGATGAGGGTGCATTCGTGGACGGCGCCTTGGTAGAACACATGCACCTTTTGGCGGCGTCGAGCGAGATCGCACCACGCGCCGATTGTCAGCCCGTGGAACCGCTCTGCCGGCTCAGTCATCGCCGGCCTCTTCGGCCCGATGGTAAAGGGTCCAGCCGGCTTGCCGTCCGTCGGTCGTTGTCACGGTGTACGGGGCGGCCAGTTCCCGAATCTTGTAGGTGCTCCACGGGTCGTCGGAGACGGCGATCACGACGTAAGCCTTAGTCGGGTTTGCCATGTCGCCGTAGGTGACGATGTCGCCCACCTTCCAATCTTCGTCGAGGCCATGAACGCTGTACTTGGTTACGGCCCGGTCGAGGGCTCCGATGGCGTCGTAAAGGGCGCGGAGGTGCTTCAGCGGTCCCTCGGCGTCTCCCCGCTTGTCGACGGTCCATTCAAACTCAAACAGTAGGTTGTTGAGTTCCTCGCGGGCCTTCTGGCCGTGTCTCACGAACTCGCGGACCATTCGGTCAGCGGTCGAGGTGGTGGTCGGTTCGGTGGTGGTCATGTTTCTCCTTGTGGTGTTTGGAAGGTGCCGGGTAGGACGGTCCACGCGCCTGCGGGCCAACCGTGGTGAGGCTGTTCCCGGAAGGCGATATGCACTTGTCCGTCGGCCCACACTTCGACGAGCAGTTCGCCGGAGGGGAGCCGCTGGTCGATAAGCCCGGTTTCGATCTTGGTCGCGTAGCCGGGGACGGGGTCCGGGTCGGCGACGTCGAGCGCGGTGGTCATTAGTCCTCCTTGGTGGTGGTCGGGGTGTCAAGTATGCGCGGCCCGGTCGCCGCTGTCAAGGGGCTCTGATTGCCGCCTAGATTGCCGTCTGCCGGCCGTTCGGTGGCGGGTGCGGTGTCAGGGCGCCGTTCGGCCCAATGGGCCATCGTGGAGCAGCAGCGGGTCAAACCCCGGTTTGCGTGCATCGCAGCGAAGCCGACATCGTTCATGTCTGTCGAGCCGCAGCCGTCGCACACGACTTCGAACCGGGTGCCGACAGGCCACGCGAGCGGGTTCATCCGGTAGTTGACCATCAGAACCAGCCTTCGGTCTCGGTGCCCATGCACCACTCGCACCATTCGTCCGGTGCGGAGCGGGCCGATTGGGCCTCGCGCTTCGTGTGGAACTCCATGCAGCCGGCGTGCTCTTCGCATATCAGCATCCAAGGGAGGTCGTCGCCTTCGCAGAGCGTGACGAGCGTTCCGGTCGACCGGGCGCGAGTTGTGTCCGGCTTCTCGACCGAGAGGGACACTTCCCAGCCCTTCAGCGTGGCGCGGGGCCGGGAGACGATGAACCCGGCCTTGCGGCCGATGCTCTCAACCTTGCGGGCCTCGTCGATTGTCCGGAACCGGTAGGTGCCGAGCAGCGTGTCGGCGGCGCTCACGACTGCACCTTGGCGGTCTTTTCGGCGATCCAGCGGGCGGCGTGTCCCGAGGACACAAACTCGCGGTGGATGGCGGGGGTTCCGACGTCGACGGGAGACGTTGAGGCGATCCAGCCGTTCGCGCTCCGGATGATGTGTCCGGCCTTCTGTCCGTCGACCATGACGCCGATGAAGTCCGGAGTGATCTGCTTCGTGGTTCTGTGTGTGGTGGTCATGTCTCTAAGTATGCCGGATACCGGCGGCGCTGTCAACCCCATATTCGGGATTTTTTCGGACATTTTTTAGAAGGCGCTGCCGGCGATGTCGTCGTGAATCTCTGTCCAAATGCGATGAAACCGGCGGGCCTCTTGCAACGCGCCGAGCGGCGTTCGAGCCATCCCGGTCGGAGTCCACCCGAACTCTTGCAACACTTCGTCGTCGCTCATCGCTTCGTCGACCGGTGAGCACGAATATCGGCCAACCTCACGGTCGGAACGTATCCGGTCCAGCACCGTGTCCCGGTTCGGATGTTGACGCTCAGGCAGCCGCATGTTCACGGGTCCGCTCCCGTTCGTGCTGTCGGCGGAGACGGTGAGCGTTCCGGCAGGAATCGCAGACCGGCACCTTGAAGCGTCGGTGCTGTTGATACCCCTTGTCGGTGCCGTGCGCGATCCGATCTTCCAAGTCGACCGGTTCGAGGGGGAGTAGCGGGCCGTCCCATTGGCAAAGGGGGTGATCGTCGGTGAGCGGCTTCATGCCGGTTACCGGTTGCGGCGCCACCAGCCGCGAGCAGCCTTAACCGGTTCGATGAACTCGACGGCTCCGCCGGCCGACTTGTGGTGAAGGGTCACGTTGACCCTCTGCCAAATGGTCGCAAGGCCGCGGGTCTCTTGACCGGTCAGCGCGTAGGCGATGCCGTCCCGGAATCCCATCGCATACTCTTCGTCGAGCGCGTTCGGTTCGAGACCTTCATGCTCTTCACCGTTGCTGTCTCGGAACGGGCGATCTTCGTAGCCGGAGTCGAAGAGGGCCGTCTTGTAGGTCTCAGCCTCGTCGAAGCAGGTGAGGAAGAACCGGAGGGTGTCCACCTTCGGCTTGGAACGCTGTGGGCCTCGGGCACGCTTGGTGGCGGCGGGAGCCTTCTTTGGGGCAGGTTTGCGGGTTGTCATGTTTCTCCTTGTGGTGATGCTGCCGATGTTAGTCGGCGGCGGTGGTCCCGTTGTCAAGGATGACGTCGGGCGGAATGTGGGCCGGCTTGGTGGGCCGGGCGTAGACGTAGGTCGAGACGAGCGACCCGTTGGAACCGACTGCCGCCTTGGCGGTGCGGAGCACCTTGCCTTCGCGGTAGCCGCGCTTCTCCAGCGTCGCCTTGCGGGCCGGCCGGAATGGGGCAAACTCTCCGGTCGGTTCCCCGTCCTCGTCGAGAAGCATCCAGCAATCGCCGTAGCGGCCGTTGATCCGCTTGGCGCGAACCCAGTTTCCGTCGAGGTCGAAGAGGGCGGTGAACTCGGCGAGCCCGCCGCGTTCGATGAGGTCGGCCTGAAGTCTCGCTTCGCGGGCGTTGATGTCAGCGGCCCATTGGGAGAGGGCGCCGTCCGTGTCGCACCGTTCGAACGAGGCGTGCCGTTCGCGGTCGAGGTCGGCGGCCTTCTCGCGGAGCCGGGCAGCCGCTTCGGCAACGGTCATCGTCGGTTCGGGCATGGCCCGGTCGGCGGCGTTCACCGGGCCGCCTGCGCGTCGGCATACGGGCGGAGCGGGCGATCATCTTCGGTGACGGTGAGGTCGGTGATCCACACCGGGCCGATGTTCGTGCCGAGGTTCAGGTCTTCGCCGTTCTGCGCGTTCTCGGTGAGAAACTGGCGCATTTCTTCGGCGGTGAACTTGCAATCCGGGTCGTCCAACTGGTCGGCCGGGATCGCGATGGTCAGGATGAAGTGTCTCATTGTGGTGGTCTCCTTGTGGTGGTGGTGGTCAGGATGCGTCGTGCCAGACGACGATTTGGGCGCGGGCCGCCTTGAGTGTGGCGTGCTCGACGACCTCGCGGGTGGTCCAGTTGTTGCAGAGGTACGGGAGCCGGCCGGCGGCGATCGCGGACTTCGGGAGTCTGACGATGACGCCGAGGTTGGTGCGGTCCGCGTACTGGTAGCGGCGGACGGTGCGGCCGTACTTGTCTCGTTCGGCGATCTCGGTGAGGGTGCCGCGGGTGGTGTTGGTGGTGGTGTGTGTGGTGGTCATGTGGTCAAGTATGCCGGACACCAACCCGCATGTCAACCCCATATCAAAGATTTTTTCCGATAGGGGTCACATTCGCCACGGGGAGGCGCGTTCCATAGAAGCGGGCACCACAGTCGGCGGCGCCTTCCGGCCAAGCAGAAGGTCGGTCAGCGCCCACACGAGCGCGTCCAGCCGGTCAGGCGATTCCATAAGGTGCGGCACCCAAGAGGCCATCTGATCTTCAAGCGTCGTGAACGTGCCGCAATGAAATATGCGGTTCTGCTCATACAGGGAGACACACGGTTCGGCGCGGGTCTGCTTCCCGCGGGCTGCGTGCACCTCTTTGATTCGGACCGTCGAGTCAACTGTCCGGATCGTGGTTGCAATCATGTCGCCACCCTGATTCGTTTCAACGACGATCGCGTCCGCCTCCCAACGGTGGTAGGCGTCCACCGCCTTGCCGGCCCATTCGAGCGGCGAGCCGCGCATAGTCAAGTCTTCAAGGACGAATCCGCGGTCACCCTTCGAGCCGGCGACGATGATCCCGGTCTCGTTCGAAGTGTCCTTCGCGGTCGCGGCCGGGTCAATCGCGACCACAATCCGGTCGAGGTCATCAGGTGCCGCACACCTGTTGCGGCCTGCCAACTCGTAGGTCCAGAGGGCGCCCTCCACATCTTCCAACAGTTCGCCGTACAACTCTTGGCGGCCGAGCCGGGTGCCCTCATACCGTTGGCGCAACTGGTCGAGTAGCAGAGGCGGCAGGTTTGCCGCGTTGTCGAATGTGCGGCCACGGGTCAGGAACACGGTCTCGTTGTCGACGAGCGACATGAAATAGCGCATTAGTGGCACCGGGGCCGGCGTGCCGGTCACGACCACCTTCGGGGCGTCACCGAGCCGGAGCGCCGGTTGAAGGGTCTGCCACACTTGCATCCCGTACCGGAACGATGCCGGTTCGTCGAGCCAAGCGCCGTGGAACTGTGGGCCGCGGAGACGGTCCGGGGTGATCGCCGGATAAACGCGGGCCCGGCTCCCATTATTCAGAACTATCTCGGTGGATGTCCGGTTATAAGAGCGCACCGCCCGGTCCAACACTTCAAGGAGCCCGGACTCCCCTTCCATGCAAACGTCGCGGCCGTCTCCGAACGTGGGCGACACGACCGCCCAGCGGGTCATCGGCCGGAGCACCATCTCATTCGCAAGCCATTCGGCTGCTGTCCGCGTCTTACCGAATCCGCGGCCGGCGACCAGCAACCACACAAAGAACTCTTCAGGCGCTAACTGCTCCGGTCTCGCTTGCAATCTCCACCGGATGCGGCCTTGCACCTCCACCGGAAGGGACGCGAGCCGTTCGGCCGCCTCCTGCCGGGACAAGGTCACGGTCACTCGCCCGGAGGATCAGCCGGCGGAACACATGCCAGCGAACAGACCGGGTCGCCATCCTTGGGATGCACAATCATTCCGCGTCTCAGGGACCGGCCGCACCGGCACACGAACCGCTCACCGAGGACACCGATGAAGAGGACACGGGTCGGACCTGTCGCCTTCGGCTTACTTGGCGGCATCTCCAGCCCGCAATGAGTCGGCGATCTCCAGAATGCTCTCCGCCACCTTCGTCGGATCGTCGATTCGAACCTCGGCTTGTAGCCGCTCAGGGGCGTAAAGGCCGAGATACTTGGCGCGGGTGTCCATAATCTTCAGGACGGCACCCACCTTGTTCGGGTCACCCTTACGGGCGTCCGCCCACAACCCTTGCATCATCTTGTCGAGCCGGTTCAGTTCCTCGTTCAGCATCTCCCGCGTCGGCAGTTCCACCGCTTGCTCAATCGCCGCTTGAACATCCCGATGGGCAGCCTGCCGCGACGAATAGCCGAGACGCTGCGAAATCAGTTCGTAGGTCAGACCAGCCGCACGAAGTTCGAGCGCCTGCGTTCGACGCTGCGCGATCTCAGCCTGCTTCGGGGTCGCCATGTCATTGCTCCTTCTGTCCCGTAAACGGGGATGTTACACGGGTCAGCCGGCTGCCGCTTGGCAGAGTTCGAGAAGCCGGATGGCGGGTCGGTCGCCGAGGGCGGCCTTGACGATCTTTGCTTCGTCGTTGGTGAAGGTGAGGTTGAGGCGGTAGATCGCTCGCTCCTGTTCGATGCGTTGCCGCTCTTCGACGTTCTTGGCTTCGGCGAGGCGCTTCTCTCGGTCGCGCTGCGCTTCGATGGCGGCGGGGGTGAGGGCTACCTCTTGGTGTCCGCCGGTTGAAGCAGCGGTGACGCCTTCGGGGGCATCCATGTCTTTGGGTTCCCATGCTCCGCCGAAGTCTTCTCCGGCGAGGGCTTCGGGGGCGGGGATGTCTTCGAGCAGACGGTTGAGTTCGTCGTCGGACAACTGGAGGCTGTCTTGGGCCCAGTCGAGGGCGCCGAGTTTTTCGAGGTCGCGGAGGACTTCGGTGGCGAGTTCGATGTCTTCGGAGCCTCTGGCCCGGTTGTGGCGGAGGGTGGCGATTCGGGCCTGTTCTAAGGTCATCGGGACGATGGCGAGCGGTACCTCTTTCATTCCGAGGTGGCTTGCTGCTCTCCAGCGGTGTTCGCCGTCGACGATGGTGTACGGGTACTGCTTGGCGAGTTCGGCGTCTTCGGTGCGGACGGCGACGATGGGTTGCGTGAAGCCGTCTTCGGTGATTGAGCGGAGCAGAAGGTCGAAGTCGGCGTCGGACTGCCGGTTCGGGTTGTAATCGTTCGGTTTGATTTGGGTGAGGGCCGCGTAGACGATCTCCAGTTTTTCGAGACTCTTGTTCTTCTTCTCGACTGCGGCTTTGCCTTTGGTTGCCATTAGTGCTCCTTGCTGGTGCGGGTCGGGTTACGGGAGGTATTCGGTGGGGAAGCCGTCGTATTCTAACTCTGCGACGAACTTTGTGTGACGGTTGCGGGCTCGTCGCCGGTCTATGGCGGAGACGGTCCGGGCATGTTGGACAAGGCTCGGGTTATGAAGCCAGTATTTCTGGCGGTGAGTGGTGAGCCAGTCGCACACAAGGTTGTCGAGCCCTGTCGGATGTTCGTAGCGGCGCTCTTGCCAAAGTGGCTCGTCGTAGAAGTCGGCGACCTGTCCAGCCATTCCGGCCGGCATGAATGAGCATTGGTTCCAACTGAACGTGGAGCCTGCCATCCAGCGGGAACCTTGTTCGCTGTTCTCCTTGTGGCGGGTGAAGAACTGGATGAGGTTGTCGGGGTGCTCTTCGATAGCGGCGAGAATGGCCGGCATGAATCCTTTGGTCAGGATGATGTCGTCCTCCATTCTGACGATTGGGTCGTTGCCGGCTGATCGGAGGTGACGAAGGAAGGTGTCCATTGCGCCTTGTCCGCGCTCCCATGTCACTTCAAGGTTCGGGATGTGCTGCGCGACGTACTCCACGATCGGCCGGCGGCCTTCAATGGCCATCATCAGGAAGCGGGGTTCACTCACTTGTTGCCCATCTGCCGGTTACTGCGACGTCGGTCCGTTGCCGGTTGATGACGTAGTTATCGGTCGGGTCGAACTTTTCTCGCCAGTCGGGGCGGAGCCATTGCGCCATAACCCAATAGGTGTAACCGTCGGGGAGGTCGAGATACTTCCATGTCTGCTTGCTTCGGTAGAACGGGCGGGTGATCCCGTACAGGGTGAGCGCGGTTCGAAGGTCATGCCAGAGGGCGATGCGGTCCGGATTGTCGAACGTCATCAGATATTCGTGGGGCGGGTCATACCGTTTTGTTGTTCGGAAGGGTGCAGCGGCGAGCCGGTCGGGGAGGTCGCCGAGCATTTCGACAGTTTGAGCATTCGTCGTTTTCGCGGTGGTCACGGAACAACCCTAATCGGATTGGTGCCGGTGAGGCGGGCGACGGACGCGATCGCTTCCGCGAGCCGGTACGGAGACAGTTCCACGTTCACGGACCGGTAGCCGCTCTGTTGCGCTGTGCGGGCTGTTAGGCCGCGGCCGGCACACGGGTCCAGCACGAGACCGTTCGGGCGCCTACGGGCCCAATGGGCGACCGCTAGGGCCGGCGTGTCGTCGTCGTCGACACCTTCGAAGTCGGGGTGATCGTTGACCGGTTGCGGTCGGAAGTCGGCGGCGATGAGGCGAGCGGGCTCCTTGCCGTAGAACGAGATATTCCAACGGCCGGTGATTTCTGCTCCGACGGCCTGACAGGCGTCAGCCACTTGATCGACCGTCTTCACACCGGATTCAACATAGGCGACCGTTTCGTTGAGTCGAGCGGCCGCAACGAACTGTTGGACCAGATTCGGGTAGTCGACCGGTGCACCCTTACCGCCGTCGACGCCGGCTTTGGTGCGGTAAGAGCGGGCGATGCCTGCCGAATAGGGAGGGTCGGCGTACACGAATGCGATCGTTTCGGTGCGGACTCCGGCGAGGGTCCACGGTTGCTCTTGCCGCTCCGCGTCGGCGCACACGAAGAGGTGCCGGTCGACGGCCCATACTTCTCCGGGGGCGATCGGGAATGAGTCGTGTTGTCCGGTGTACCGCCATGAACCGTCGGCCGCGATGTTGTGCCGGTTCACCATGTCGGCTTGCCTCCCCATTGGCCGGCGCCCGGCCGGAAGAACTCCGGTTCAATGAGCGGCAGGATTCCGCCGGTGGCGGCGCTGAACGGGTCGCCGAGATAAAGGGTGTCGGTCATCTTCTTCCATGAGCCGACCGCAACATGACATTGGTAGCAGCGGGCGGTGTCCGGAAGCGGTGTCGAGGCGTGACGGGCGTGAGCGGCAAGTGTCGCGTTCATCGCCTTCAGGGAGCGGTCAGCGATCCAGTCGGGCGCCTTCTCAATGCACTCTCGACGGAAGGTGTCTTCCCACGTTTCGCCGAGCCGCCGGTTCGCGGTGACGGCACGCTTCCCGAACTGTGCGACCGTCTTGACGCCGGGGAGTCGGCGCTCCAGTTGATCAAACCATTTCGGCCACGCGATGCGGGCGACCGCAAGGTTGTTGGCGCCGTGAATGTTCATGGTCGGCGGACCAATCCGTAACTCTCGTGGCGGGACGCCATGCCGGTGCAGAACGTCGTAAGCATGGTTGTAATCCCACTTGTTCTCGGAGATCGCCTTCCAGATGTCGCCGTCGTTCCAATCGTAGATTGGGCGGACGAGACGGACGCCGTGCCGTTGCGGCTTCGTTATGTACCCCTTCGATGAGAACAGTCCGCGGCGACGGGAGAACGATTCGGAGATTCGGAGCCCGATGACGGACATGAGTTCTTTGCCTTCCGGGGGCGGGAACCGGTCCGGTTTGATCATGTCGAGAATGTTCTTGTCGGGGATTTCGTAAGCGAAGTCGGGTGGCTGTCTCATCCATTCGGACGGGTCGAGCATCGGGTCGAACACCCAAAAGTACGGTTGGCGCCGATTGAAGCAGTTGATGACGGGCTGCCGGGCGTAAATCCAATGGAAGTCGATTTCGGGTCGAGCGGCCAGCCGTTCCGCATATTCGAAGGTGCCGGGGAACATGACCTCTTCGTCGCGCATGAGCACTTCGACGGGGAGCCGGTCGGTAATGGTGGCGGCGATGACCGCCAGTTCGATGCACACTCCAGAATCTTTGCCACCGGAGAACGAGACGATGATGCGATGTCCCTCTTCGTACACTTTGACGAGCCGGTTGACGGCCTCGTTGAATACGTCGATTCCAAGGTCGAGTCGTCTGCTAGCGGTCATAGGGTTTCCTTCCGAAGCCGGCTGCGTGGAAGTGCCATCGGGCCGGAATGTGCCGGGACATAGACATCAGCCTAAAGGCTGTGTTGGGTGATAGGTGGCGGGTGATCCAGTCGGGGACCGCGTTCATGCCGACGATGCGGACATCTTCGAAGCCGGCTTGTGTGAGGCGCTCGCGAAGGGTGTCGGCCCGGTACTCCGGGTGTGTTTCAAGGTTCTGCCATTCCGGATAAAGGCCGGCTCTCCGGAAGCGTCGGCGAGGCATGTTTCCGTGATGCACGATCATTCCGCCGGGGGTGAGCAGTTCGTAGGCCGCTTTGAAGAGGCGCCGGCTGTGAATGAAGTGTCCGGAGAATATGCAGGTGACGAGATCGAACGGGCCGATAAAGGCGGCTTCTTCCATTAGGTGACGGATGCCGGCGGACGTATTCAGGTCCGCTTGAATAGTGAATACTTCGGGGTGTGTGCTGATGAGGTGTTGCAGCATTGGGGCGGAAGAGTCGACGGCGACGTAGGCGAGCGGGTCGGTGAGCGCCTTCACTAAGCCGGTGCCGGCTCCGAGGTCGAGCACGACGGCGGACACGGCGAGCGGAAGAATGGCAGATTGCAATGTTTGATCTTCCGCCGTCTCGACGCGACCGAAATAGTGCAGGTCGTAGCGGTCAGCCACTTGTGGATCGTCGTATGGATTCAATATGGCGCTCTTCCCATTCGGCGATCGCCCAGCGGATGACGTCCGATTGTGTGATGTCGTGCTCTCTTGCAACCGCTTGGATGATGTCGGCGTCCACGCGGGCGAGGCGAACGGCGACGATTTTCGTAGATTCCGTCCGGCAGGATGCCGTTCTCTTGCCCATTCGGTCACGCCTGCCAACCGTAACCGCATGACGGGCACCTATGGAAGCGGGCGGCGGGAGGTTCATCCCATTGCGGCGGCTCGGGCTGCAAGTCGAGAATCGAGTCGAGGTCATCGGGATCGAATCCGGTGCCAGTCAGCGTGTCGACGGTGGCCGCTTCGCGGAGGATGTCCGCAAGCAGGTCGAGGTTGTAAGTGGCGAGGTCGCTTGTCCGGTTGTCGGCGAGCAGCATTCGGCGGGCCGTGTTGTCGTCGACGTCGGCCCAAAAGACGGGCACCTCTTCCATGCCGAGCAGGCGGGCCGCTTCGAGCCGATGATTGCCGGCGATGACATGACCGGTCGACGTTTGAGCGACGATCGTTCCAAACCAGCCGTTCATTCGGATGCTTTCCGCGATCGCTCCGATGTCCCCTTCTCGCGGGTTCGCCGGGTGCGGGGTGAGCCGGTCGACCGGAACGTGCTCCACGTTTCCCCGGATTGCCGGCTCGTTTGCCATCTGCGCCACGTTAGCGGGTCGGCGGCATGTCGGGAGCGGTCAACACGGAATGTACCGTTTCAGGCGTGACACGGGACGAATGGGAGTTGCCAGTTGCGGCGCCGCCTCCCGGCCCGTGGATTGACGCGGCGAACTGTCGCGGAAAGGACATCTCCCTCTTCTATCCGCCTTCCGGGCGGAGACCGTTAGAGGCGCTCACACTTTGCGAAGAGTGCAGCGTTCGAGACGAGTGTCTGGAGTACGCCTTAGAGTTTCACCAACATTGGGGCGTTTGGGGTGGGATGACGGAGCGGCAGCGATTCGCGGAGAAGCGGCGTCGGCGGCGGCGAGGCGAGTTGTAGTTGCCCCGCCCTCTGCCGTGCGTCGGTGAGGGCGGGGCCAACGGTGCGAGACCACCACAGAATCGCACCGTTACTACGCCTTGTAAGTGTAGTGGGTGTCCGTCACCTTGGTCAGACGGACACGCTTCACGACATTCGAGTTGTGGGCGATGAAGCGGCGGGCGGCGTCCAGCGTCCGGAATGAGTAGAGGGTTGGGCGGATCGCTTCGTCGGTGACTGCCCGAACGACCGGGGTCGCTTTGACGATCCAGCCGCCGCCCGGATATTCGGTCTTGCGGAGTTCGTAGTTCATGTTGCTCCTTGTTGGTGGTCGGTGGTGGTAGCGGAAGCCTATCGGCTGTGTTGCCCGTTGTCGTCGGCCGGATGCCAGTCGAGCACCCATTCGGCGCGAACCCACCGAATCTTTTTGGCGGAGGTGCGGATTCCGAGATTCTTCTCGTTCTCGACTCGCACCAACTTGCCGCGGATGGTGACCGGTTCCGTGTCGCCGGCCGGCGAGTAGCGCAGAACCACGTTGTCGCCGATTGCGGGCCTCATCGCTCTGTCTGAACGCCGCTCATCGGCTTCCGTACCGAGGCGTAGATTGAGCCGTTGAGTAGCGCGTAAATGTCCCATCTTGCGACCGCCATGCTCAGGCCACCCTTGCGGGCGGCCCGGTAGAGGCGGCGGATTCGCATGGCGCCGTGCTTGCTGGTCGCGAACTCCCAACGGAGGCCGCGGGAGTGGGCGCCTGCCGGCAAGTAGTCGATTTGCATTGTTCGGTACTGCTCGTCGACGATGACGGACTCGTTGCCGATGACGATTGTGTGATTCATGTCAGTCCTTCCTTTTGGTGATGGTGGCGAACATTCCGTGCTTCTCGCCGATTGGGTGAGACTCGCCTTCCCGGATTTGCACGCGCTGAAAGTTGACTTGGGCGGCGCCGCCGAAGCAGAGCGCCTCGGCGTAGGCGGAGGAAGCGAGTTCCCAGCACTCTTCGCAGAGCAGGTGTTCCGGTTGGAACTCGACCATTTGGTCGCGGTAGTGCTGAATCTGTGCGTGAGATTTGAACCGGACGCTCATGTCAGGCCGCCCGGATCAGTTCGTCGCGGACGCGGCGGAGGACCGCGGCGAGGTTAGCGGCGCCGGTGACGGTCACGGCGACTTCGCCGTCGACCATGACGTCGTAGGTTCCGACTTCGCCTCGGACGCACTCGGCGCTGATTCGGTCTCGGATGTTTTCGGTGGTGGTCATTGTGGTGGTCCCTTCGGTGGTGGTCGGTCTCAGTCGCGGAGCAGCGCGAGGAAGTCGCCCATCTGTCCGGCGAGTTCGAGGTCGGCGCACATCTTCTCTATGCGGGCGTAGGCGCGTTCTCCGCGGGCGTCTCCCACTCGGCTGTCGGCGTAGAGCCGATGGTCGGCGTGGTACTTGTCGACCATCTTGGCGAGGTCGGCGTCGGAGTAGTGCTTGGTGGTGGTCTGTGTGGTGGTCATGTCTCTAAGTATGCCGGATAGGTTTCGGGATGTCAACCCCATATTCGGGATTTTTTCGGATATTTTTTAGAGGGCGAGAATGTGGATTCGGAGCCCGTCGAAGCCGGCGATCTCGGTCGGCAGAAACGTGACCGCCTGCAAGTGTTCCGGGTCGTCGTCCGGGATGACGCCGGCGTCCACAATCCCGTCGATTGCCGCCTTCACGGTCGGATAGCAAGCGGCGACGTCGGCGAGCGACCGCCGGTTCTTCGAGCACGGAACCGCGGTGATTATGCAGGCGGTGAGCGTCGGAACTTTCGCCTGCTTCGCAAGGTAGAAGAATCGTTGCCGGGCGTCGGACACCATCGCGGCCCGCTTCTGATAATGCCAGCGACGTTCAGCGTTCGCGGTCCACGGCTTCGTCCGGTCGGTGATGATCCAATGCTCGTTCATGTCCACGAGTGTTGTAAGAGTCCGAGACGGGTTGCCGGTTCCGGGTGTTCGTGAATCCAGTCGTGGCAGAGACGGCAGAGCGCGATCGCGTTATCTTCGTCGAGAATGGAGCCGCCTCTGGCGCGGGTGAGCGGTTCGTGAATGTCGACGCTCCAGCCGCCGCACCGGAAGCCGGGCTGTTCGGTGATGATGAGCGGACCCGCTTGGCAGCGTGGCCGTTCGTGAAGGAGTCGGGTCACCAGTTTGCGGCGGGCGGCCTGTTCCGTCTTTCGTTTCGCTGACTGCTTGGCGAGCGGAGTGCGGCGAAGCGTGCTGTTGCCTCGTTGTAATGGTGTTTTACGTTGGAGCGGTGTCCGCTTCATGCCGGCTGCTTCTGGCAGTCGCAAAGTCGGGAGGCGGGTCGGCCACGTTCGTCGTGTTCGGTCATCCAGCCATCTTCACATTTGCCGCACGGTTTCGGTCGGACGAAGTCGTAGGGTCGGGCGGTCCGCTTGCTGCCGCGTCGGCTGGCGGAGCGTTGCAGGTCTCGGAAGCGTTCGATGTGTTCGGCGTCACGGAGCAGCAGGCCGAGATCGTTGTAAGTTTTGCCGTGCTGGTTTTCTCCGCGGTGGAACGCTGACTGCTTCCACCCTTGGACGGCGTCCACAAGGTCGGCGGCCGGGTACAGGGCGAGCGCCTTTTTGATGATCGCTTTCCGTTTGTCGTCGAGCCGTGTCCGATTCTCGTCGCGTCCGGTGGAGTCGAGCCACGCTTGGAAGATGTCAACGATGTCTTTCGGGGAGTATCGGTCAATACTGGTTTTCGTTTGGGCCGCATCCTTGCGGCCACCGGTAGCCGCATCCTTGCGGGGAGGGGTAGCCGTACCGTTGCGGCCACCCTCGGCGGTCGGGGAGACGCGAATGATCCGGTACAGGTTCGTCTGATTGACGGAGCCATCCTTGCGGCGGGTGATTTCGAGGGCGCCCGCCTTCTCCAGTTCGCGGAGCCATCGGTCGACCGTGTCTGTTGAGACGTCGAGGCGGCCGGCGAGCGTCTGCCGTGACGGGAAGGCGTGCCCGGTGTCGTAGTCCGCGAAGCGGGCGATCGTGGCGTAGAGGCGAAATGAGCCGTGGCTTACGGGAAGTCTGATCACCCATTCGGGGATGAGCGCGAACGGGCCGGTGTCGGAGACGTAGTGGTCTGCCATGTTCCTCCTTCGTGGTGGTCGGAGGCCGTGATACTTTGCGATTGCCACGGTTCCTCTTGTGGTGGTGGTGGGCCGGGTCGGTGGTGCGGGCTGCCGGCCCGGCCCGTGAGCCTACACGGGAGAATCGGCTTCGGTGTCGTCGTCGTCGAGTCCGACACCTTGCAACGCTTCTGAGAGCGAGAACAGCAGTTTGTCGAGTTCCGGTTCGGTGATCGGCTGGTCTCCGACGAATGTTTGCCACCAGTCGCGGGCGGCCTGCTTGTCACCGTTCCACGCTTCGAGGACTCGCCTCTTCGCTTCGGCGACGGGCACGGTCTGCTCTTCGAACGGGTCCGGCTCGTTCGGTGTGCCGGTGGAGTCGACGTCGGCGCCGATCTCTTCGGGAACGTAGCCGGCTCCGAGCACGACGTCAGGGAAGAGGACGCGGCAGAGTTGGGAGACCGCTCGCCAAGTGAGCATGGAATCGAGATACTGTTGCCAGTTCTTTTTGCCGGCGAGACCCGCCTTGCGGGCGTCCGCTTCGCTGAATCTGGCGGTGTGGTGGTCTCCGGTGTCGGCCCGTTCTCCGTGAGCGAACGCGGTGCGGCCGTGTCCCTCTTCGTCCGGTGAGATTGCGACGCCGACGGAATGGCCGGCGCGTCTTACAAGGCCGAGCATCGCTTCCGGGCGGAGCGACGCGGAGCCTTCGATAACGTGATAGTTGCGGAGCGACGTCATAACGTCCCATCCGAAGCCTTGGCCGGCGAGGGCGGCGGCGATGATGTCGGTTGGCGCCTTTTGGTAAGAGCGCGGGATGATGCGGCTTGACGCGAGAATCTCCGCTTGGCGGACGATGTCGTCGAACGTCAGACCGTTACTGACGGGTACGGGCAGGTTCACTTTTCCTCCTTGTGGTGTAACCGACCGGGCCGGTCAGGGGGTGGGGTGGGCCGGCCCGGTCGGCGATCTCAGCAGACCTTGGTGGCGCCGTCGGTCGTCCAGTCGTCGCGGAACATCCCGGCGCGGTAGGCGACTTCGCCGACCTCGGTGTCGTAGATGTCGGTCATTTGGCCCTTGATCCAGTAGGAGAGGCCGCGCCGGTAGCCGCGGATCACGTTGTAGGTGTCGCGGCCGGCGACGTACTTGATCCGGACCTCGTAGCCGTAGCCGCAGGGGAGGACCAGTTCGACGCCTTCGTCGTCGTGGGCGTAGGACATCTTGCCGCCGGAGATCGCGAGCACGTTCATCCGGCCGATTTGCTCGGTGATGGTGCGGGCGATGGCGACGGCTTCGGCGTCGGTGTAGCGGGCGGGTGTGGTGCTGTGTGTGGTGGTCATGTCTCCAAGTATGCCGGATAGTTTGCCCGCTGTCAACCCCTTATCGAAGATTTCTTCGGGTATTTATTCGGCGGAGTTTTCGGAGAATGTCGTTCGCCTCTTCTTCGGCGGTGCGGCGCTCCGTCAGCGCGGACGGCGGCCGGCCGCATATCCAACAGACGTCGGAATGTTCAGGTGACCAAAGCACCTTGCAATCGGCGCAACTGTCAAGCGCCTCGGCTAGTTCGCCTACGCCAGTCATTATCAACGTGCCATTCAAGGTGAGCGTCTATTCGCTGGTCGAGCCGATCCATCTTTTCGTCGACCCGTTCCACCGACCGGGCGACCCGTGTCAGTTCTTGCATGTTCGCGTCGTGCTGACTCGTGTTCGCACGTTCGAGCCGTCTTAGAAGCCACATGATCGGCCCGCCGATTACGGCGACAACGATCGGGACAATGACGGCTTCCATGTCACTCGGCGCTGTCGATTCGGTGACCGGTGAAGGCCTCGTTTATTTCGTCGACGTCGAGGTGCCCGTCGTCCGCGAAGGCGCGAGCGAGCCGTTCCATCACTTGCGCGGTCGCTGAAATGCCGGCGAGGACCGCCGCCTTCCAAACGGGGATGTCACCCAACATCGACGCTCCGCCAATAATCGCCATCGCGGAATAGGCGAACACGGCAAAGATGCGGAGCACAACATTCTTGAACATCAGTCGGATTCCTCGGGAAGCAGATACGAAACGAAGTGGAGCAGCGTCGCGATCACGGAAAGCCATATGCCGATTGTACGGGTTGAGCCGCTGAGGGTGATGAGCACGAGCCCGGTGCCGGCAAGCGTCCACGCCTGTTCGGTTACATACCGGACTATTTTCACGTTACGGACTCTTTCGGCGTCGGACGGATGCAGGCGCGAGCGGTGACAACGGTGAGGCCGTCGCCGCCGTCACAACGATGATGGTACGGCGTTGGGCGACCGTCACGTTGGAGCCTGCCGGGACGTACTGGTCGAAGGCGCCGTCATAAACATTTACCTCACTCTCGAACTCTGCTTTCACTTCCGGAGCAGCCTCAGAAAGCGCTTCTACAAGAACAGCGAGAGTGTCCTCTTCGAGTGTGTCAATCGCGCTGAAGATGGAGCGGGCCTCTTCGAGTGTGACGTCTTCCGGGTCGGCGACAATCTGAGCGACCGCCTCCCGCACTTCAGGGTCAGCGATCGCTTCAATCTGTGCCGGAGCAAGCCGAGGCGCGTCAGTAGCCGGCGGCGGCTTCACCGTGGTCGTCGGAGAGGGCTCTAGATTCGTCGTAGAGACGCGAACCGTGGTTGTCGGCATCGTGGTGGCCGGCGACGCTGTTGTGGTCGTGGCGGGCAACAGGGACGTCGTGCTTGGAATCGTGCTGGTGGCCGTGATGGTCGTTGTTGTCGGCGCGACGGTTGTAGTCGACGGTGGCGGGCTGGAGGTTGTAGTCGTCGGCGGCAGCGTGGTCGTCGGCGGAACGGTGGTCGTCGGGACCGTTTCTAGCGGTGCTGTCGACGGTGGTGCTGTTTGACTACTTGGGGCCGGGATCAGCGGCGCTTGAATCGGGGCTGGAACTAAAGACGTTGTCGTCGAGGTGGTCGAGGAAACGGCGACGGTAGTTGGCGAAG